AGACTTCTGTGAATTATTAGACAGACGCCTAGCGCTTGTCTGGAGAGACATTAGAAGTTTAATAGAGAAAAAGTATATCGATACTGTTCACGAGCATGAACGGTCTAAATACTTCTTTCTAACTGATGATGTCAATGCCGATATTGACATCACAAAGACGGCCGAATATCAACGTATGTTGGACGAACGGCCAGATTATTGTCCACATGATGATGTGGCGCACGATATTTAATATGAAATAATTATTATATATTTGAATTGCCGACGACACGAACAAGTTGGTATCAGAAAACATATTTTTAGCTCTATTCCGAGGTAGTATTCGTGTCCTGCCTTGGTTTAGGGCTTTTTTTATCTAAAAAATTAAGCATGAATACAGTAAAGTATTTTGATGATGATGTAGCAAAAGATGTAGGTACGGATGCTGCTATAATATTGCATAATATTGAGTTTTGGCAAGTAAAAAACAAGGCTAATAAGAGAAACTTTTATGATGGCAAATATTGGACTTATAACTCATTGGAAGCTTGGGGAAAACTATTTCCTTACCTAACTACATCAAAGATAAGAACGTGCCTGTCAAAATTAAAGGGTGCTGGTTATGTTGTGACAGGTAATTATAATAAAAGTAATTATGACAGAACAACGTGGTACAGCTCTACCAGAAGCATAAGTAAAAATGCTCAATCCCATCTGCTAGATTTAACAAATCAATCTGATAATAATTACTTACCTATACCAGATAATAAACCAGATAATAAACCATATAATAATATAGAAAAAGAAAAAAAGAAAAAAGATTCTCTTCCTTTAAATAAAGGTAAAGAAGAAGGTGCCATACATAAGATACCAGAAGTGCATAAACAATTCAAAGATGATGGTAGTGGACAAGGTATGGCAGAGAAGTTAAAGTTAGGTGAAGAGGTTAATGAGCTATTGAATTGGTGGCATAGCCAAATAAGCTTTAGAGAGAATGAGAATAATGTAAAGTATGTGATAAGTGCAATGGGTGATGAGTTTAGTGTAGGCGATATAAAAAAACTGGTTAATTTCATGCTCTCACATTCTGAGAAAGATTCGAATGGGTATAAGAGGCATAATATAGTACCATCCAGTTTGAGCAGGGATGAAGATTTGATATACAAATGGGCAGGAGAATACAAAAGTGTAAGAGGTGGAAGTTTATCACAAACTAAAACAATTGATTATGATGCACAGAAGAGAAAAATAAATGACCAAGCTTGCAGAGAGGTTCATGGAATATCCTTAGACGAGTATGAAGCTAATGAAGAAAAAGAAAGACAAGAAATGTTAAACCGTGAACCAGATTTTTAGATTATGAAAGTTTTAGAATACAGCACAAAACAAGAATATAACTTACCTGTAGAAGGCAGAAAAGGGAATATAAAGCTAAGATGCCCAGTATGTGATGAGGCACGTTCAAACAAGACAGACAAATCATTATCTTTTAATGTTGATGATGAGGTAGGTCATTGTCATTATTGTGAGGCATCATTTTACAGGCAGAAGCATAAGCTATTCCAGAGGAAAGTATATGTGGTTCCGGAAAGAAAAAACAAAACAAAGCTTTCCGATAAGGCATTAGCTTATTTTAAGAGTAGAGGTATATCGGAGAAGACACTTGAAAAAACAGGCGTTTATTCTTCATTTGAATTTATGCCGCAGACCGGGAAAGAAGAAAGTGTTATTTGCTTTCCATACATACGTGATGATGAACTTGTCAACATTAAGTATAGAGATGGAAGGAAGAACTTCAAATTGGTTAGAGGTGCTGAAAAAATTCTATACAACATTAATGCCCTTAAAGACCACGATGAAATTTATATTGTAGAGGGTGAAATAGACGCTTTAACTTTTATTGAAGCAGGCATAGAAAATGTAGTTTCTGTACCAAATGGAGCAAATAAGAATTTAGATTACCTCGTAATTGACGATTTAAGGCACCATACCTTCGTTCTAAGCGTAGATAATGATAAAAGTGGTTATATACTAAGGAATGAACTTTTACGTCGCTTAGAGGCCGAAAAGTGCAAGTTGTTAGATTTTGGTGTTCATAAGGATGCGAATGGGTTTTTTGTTGCTGAAGGGAAAAGGGAGTTTTTGAATCACTTAAAGACGGCAAAGGATGCGCCTGTTGATGGTTCCATTACCGCTTTTGATAGAGAGAATGAGATTTTAGATTTGTACATGAATGGTTTAAAAAACGGTCATAAAATAGATAGTTCATTAGATGAAATTATAACATGGGAAACTGGCAGGCTTGCTATCGTGACTGGTGTTCCGGGAAATGGAAAATCTCAATTCGTTGAGTGGTTGGCAGCAAAATTAAATATAGAACACGAATGGAAGGTTAGTTATTTCTCACCTGAGAGGAATCCTATGGAGCTGCATTTTTCATTGATAGCTTCATTGTTGTCGGGCAAAACTTTTTCAAGTAAGTATATATCTGGTCCAGAATTTGCTTACACTTTCGGCCATATATCAAAAAATTTCTTTTGGGTAGATAGTGATGACATATATGATGTGGATAAGGTGTTGGAAGTTGCAGAGCTTCATGTGAGGAAATACGGAATAAGAACATTGGTGCTAGACCCTTACAATTGTTTTGACCATTCAATTGGTAATCGCTCTGAGACTGATTATATAGGTTTATTCCTTGACAAGCTTAGGCGGTTTGCAAAAAAACATAGTATACTTGTTGTGCTTGTAGCTCATCCACGAAAAATGAGAAAAAACGATACAGGTAATTATGATGTGCCTAGTTTGTATGACATCTCAGGGAGTAGTAATTTTTTTAATAAAGCTGATTATGGCATATGCGTTCACTTGGATTATGTGGATGGGGACAAGAGTCAAATCGTTCAGATATATATACAGAAGGTAAAGCATTTACATCTAGGTAAGATGGGGCTTGTTAAGTTTGTTTATAATCTAGTGAATGGCAGATATGAAGAAATGCAAGGTGTAACGGTGATGGGCCAGTTTGATGATTATAGTGTGGATGGGCATAAATTTAATATATCGTCATGGCTTAAATTGCCGTTTGAAAATGATAAAAAAAGAGATAAAAATCCAATATTTTAATTATGATACAAGACCCGAATGTTGAACAATATGTTCAAAAACGAATAGAACCTTTACAGGAACAGATAAAAGAGCTGCAAGCCTCAATGTTTAGACTAATGCAAGCCAATAATTTGCATTTACAAAATGTTAGGCTTTCGTTTTTAGAAGAGGTTACGAAAAAATGGGGCGAAAGTGATATTGTTGAATTTGATGAATGGCTTTACGCCCAAAAAAAATGAAACATAACGTTGAATGTAAACCACGTTTTAATGTGGTTTAAATAGTGTTATAGGTATTTAATTATTTGATTTATGAGAAAATGTATAAAATGTGGGGAAGTAAAGCCATTATCGGAGTTTTGTAAAACAGGTTTTAAAAGTGATGGTAGCCAAAGATATAAAAGCCAATGTAAAGTCTGCTATAATTCTAATTGGAAATATAGACTTATGAGTACATTGACAAGCAGGGAAAGTAAAAGAGTTATGTCAGATGGTCGTGAAAGAAAATGTTTGAGTAGAGATAAAGGTATAAACGGTGCGTTTTTGGAAAGTTTGAAAAAAGAGCAAAAAGGAATGTGTTATTGGTTAAATATACCTATAGATTTTACAATGAAAGATAAATTACGAAAACCAAGTTTAGATAGGCTAGATAATAGTAAAGGTTACGAAATAGGGAACGTTGTTTTGACTACGGTTTTTGCTAATACAGGTAGGAGAGATGCTACAATAAAAGAGATGAAAGGTTTTGTAGATGATTACCTATAACGGAAAAGCGTATGAGCAGTGGCGAATTACCCGCAGAAACTTAATTAAAAGAACGAAAGTATGAATAACGAAATAACTATCATAGATGCACTAAAACCGCCATTGCTTATACGCAGTGTTAGTGGCAGTGCTTTCTACTTACTTATTAATGGCGATTCTCAAAGTGTGATGGCAAAGAACGATTTAGATTTTGATGCTATAATCACAGACCCACCTTACGGATTGAAAAAAGAACTTAAAAGGGGTTGGCACGGAAACAACGGGAAAACAAAATTCCACGCAGAAAACAGTTGGGATGAAAAACTAAATTCGTTTGTTGAAAATTTGACAACACAAAAAGACCAAATAATAATGTGGGGTGGAAACTTTTATAATTTACCACCAACAGATAGTTGGATGATTTGGGATAAACTGCAAGACAATAGAGGTAGTGATGCGGAAATGGCCTGGAGTAAATTAAAAAAGCGTGGATGCAGAGTTTTTAGAATGAGTAGAATTGATGCTTATTTCAACAAACGAATTTTTCCAAAAGAACACCCAACTGAAAAACCAATACAACTAATGGAATTTTGTGTGAATAAGACCACAGGTGTAGTGATAGACCCTTTTATGGGAGTAGGTAGCACAGGGTTGGCTTGTGTAAATCTAAATCGTTCTTTTATAGGGATTGAGAAGGATGAAAATTATTACGACATTGCTGTTCGGAGGATTTCACAGCATTGCCACTAACGCCCATATAAGAACCGTTTTAATGGTTTCTTATATATTGTTAATAATAACATCATAAATATGAGAGAATGCAATAAATGTAACCGGCTTTTTGTTGAATCTATATTCTGCCTATGGTGTGGAAGCTCTGATGTGGAAGAAGTTTCTGATGAGCTGCCTTTTTGATAAATTAAAAAAAAATAAACCATAAACAAAAATCCCTTTTTTAACATGATTGGAATTAAAGAAAAACAAATAAGGCTCCGAGATACAAACCCGGAAGGATTCAAGGAGTTAGCAACAAATCTAAAATCTAAACTAGGATTGATTGTCGATGAAGATGCTATTAAAAATGAAGTCTATTACAGGCAGCTTTATAAGGAAAGGTATTGCGAATGGCTTGATCATCAGTTTAGGTTGAGTAATGAACAGAGGCGTTTTGCGAAGTCATTACCAAGACATAAGGTTGATGCTTATGTTGCTTCTTGCGTGAAAAGAAGGGAAGATTATTTTAATAAATTCACAAAATAATATTCAAAAAATGTTTTTATTATTCAAAAACTTATATATTTGTACTCGAGCGATTTTGCTCATTCAACTTAAAGAAGTTGATAGTCTTTCTATTTTCGGTATAGGCGATTCAAAAAGTTGATCCGCCTATATTTTTTAAAAACAAAAAACAAACTATGAAATTAAAAACCATTTCTATTAAAGGTAACGAGTATGTTACTGTAAATGAACGTGTAAAAGCGTTCAGGTCAAACCATCCGGAGCATTCGCTCATTACGGAGTTGATAAATGCTGACGCTGAATCATGTCTTTTTAAAGCGTCAATACTAGACAAAACTGGCCGAGTCATAGCCACAGGCTATGCTCATGAATTAAAGGCGTCTTCTTATATAAATAAGACATCTTATATTGAGAATTGTGAGACGTCAGCGATTGGACGTGCTTTAGGCTCTTTCGGCATCGGCATAGACTCCTCATACGCTACAGCTGATGAGGTTATCAATGCTATTAATCAGCAACAGAATGGATTAAAGGCTACAGAAAGGACTGGTACTATAGATTCAAAAATACTACAGAAATACAATGAGGAAATTAATGAACTTACATCACTAGAGGAGCTTAAAGATTATTACAATATCTTACCTGCCGAATATCAAAGGCACGTACAGATAAAGTCTATCTTCTCATCTAGAAAAGCTGAAATCAATGGATAAGCTTGGAGGAATAGGTGCTAGTGAGATAGGTAAGCTTTTCACTAGAGATGGAATGGCTTCAAAAGGCGTGAAAACCTTGTGCGTCGAGAAGTGTGAAGAGATTCTGAATGGCGAAAAACCTAGAATCAACACGGTTGCAATGCTGCATGGCCTCTTTAACGAGGAGGAGGCTTATAACTCTGTTGTAAAGGTGTTTTATCCATCGGCACGATACAGGTCTTCAGAGTCTGTTTGGATAGATAGCAATTGTTGGGCTACGCCTGACATAACAGACGAGGAGAATAGTCTTGTGATTGATGTAAAGTGTCCATATACGGTGTCTAGCTTTTACAAGAATTTAAATAATCTGCCGAGCAGTTATATGTATCAAGTACAAATGCAGATGCTCGCTATGGGTTATGATAATGGAATGATATGCCTATATTTAACATCGAATAGAGTAGATGGTTTTGGCAATAAGATTGAGTATGAAATTGATATAAATGATAGGCATTCTTTTATTACAATCCTAAAGGACGAGGCAATACAGAAAGAGATACCGCACCGGGTTGATGTGTTTGTAGGTATGAGGGATACATTAATGGTTGATTTGCTAAATGCCATTGAAGTAAACGACTCTGAATTTTTCTATATACACAAAGAGAAGAAAATAACGAGGCTAAAAGACAAATCCAATCCATTCACGTGGGGTGGACAAATAGTAAGAAACGGTGGCATACATTATGTCGCAGAAGATTCATAGTTTTTTTGTTTTTAATACAGATTTTCCTGCGGTGGGTACCCAACTCATCGCAGGTTTTTAAACGAAATTTAAATTTTAAGTATGATAAATAAAGTTAATTTATTAGGTAGAATAGGCACAGACCCAGATTCTAGGCAATTCGAAGGAAATGAAGTTACATCAATCAATGTGGCTACTTCCAAATCTTATAAAAAAGGAGATGAATGGGTCGAGCAGACCGAGTGGCATAATGTCTCATGTTGGGGTTCGATGTCGGATAAGGCTAAATCTTTTAGGAAGGGAGATTTAGTGTGGGTTGAGGGGGAGTTGAATACTCGAAAATACGAGAAAGAAGGTATTACCCATTACAGAACAGGGATTAAGGCTTCGTATGTTAGGAAAATACCTACAGGACAAGGGGGTCAGTTAGCAGGAGGTTTGCAAGGCAATGCGTTTGCCCCGGTTGAAAGTTCTAATAATCAAAATGACTTGCCTTTTTGATGGATAATTACTCAGATATATACTTTGATGAAGATGGTCAAATGCGTTTTAATTCTGAGGATAGTAAGGCACGTTTTACAGTTTTATGTGGGCAGACTATCATCAACTTTATAAATAGTCGGCAGGCTAAAATGGATATTATAGAGCTTCAAAATGGGCAAGGTGATTTGGTCGTTATCGAGTGTAGAATAAAAGAATGGACTAATCCGATTAATATTAATGAAAATCAAAATAATTAAAGATGAAAAAATCAATGTTATTTTTTTTAGTAATAATTCTTCTGAGTAGCTGTGCTTCTAGTAGATATGCACCAGTTAAAAATAAGCAATTTAAGATTGTAAATTGCGGAATTGCCAAATATGAGCGATACTCAAAGAAACAGAAGAAAAAGAACGCTCGGAAGATGAGAAAATGCAAAACTTTCCGAAAATGAGAAATCACGAGATATGGCGATGGTGTGATGTGTGCTTTGTCTGGATAGATATAAGGTCCGAATCCTGTCAATGTGAAAAATAATGATATGAAAAACAAAGAAGGTAGAAGTTCAAAATACAAAGGGATTACTTGGCATGAAGGGGCTTCTAAATGGCTCTCACGCATAAAAATAAAAGGCAAAAGTTTATATTTAGGCTTGTTCGATGATGAACTGGATGCCTATGCGATGTATAATGGGATGGTCGATGTGGTGAAAAAGAATCCGGGCATTTCATACAAGAAAGCCAAGAGGTTGAGAGATGTTGTATCGCTTTTCATGTTTAATGAAATAATAGTAAAAAAGTAGAATAATTTTTTTTAATCGTTTCTAGCGGTTATATCTTTAAATTGGTTATCAGGCAGGTCTCGGCTAAAAGTAGTTTTGCCCTGCCTTTTGTTAAACTGGTTTAATTAGATTGTAAATAATACTAACTATTTTAGTGCCTAATCTAAAATTAAAACTATGAAAAATGTATTCATTATATTACAGATATTGGCATTCTTTTACATATCCTACAAGATATGCCAATACGAAAAACCTATCAAAGAAGAGCTTCTCATCACCGAAGCTCCTAAACCGGAAGTTAATTATGAGCTAGAAATTCTAGCTAAGATAGTGGCAGCAGAAGCATTAGGCGAATCATTCCAAGGTAAATTAGCTGTCGCCTCTGTTGTTCTTAATAGAGTAGAAGCTAAGGAATTCCCTAACACCATCCAAGAGGTGATATACCAAAAGAATCAATTCCATGGCGTTAGCTCACCCCTATTTAATCGGCCGAATGAAGATTGCTATATTGCCGCTAAAAGAGCTTTAGAAGGCGCTATAATTACGGAAGCATTATTTTATGCTAATACCGACACGGCTACGAATAGAGGGTGGATAAAACATATCAAAAAACTATATCCAAACCAAGAAAAAATAGGAAATCACACATTTTATAATAAAAGCATTTAAATGGATTCTAATTTTTTGCGAGTAATCATCAATTCAGATGCTCAATATAATGAGCTGCAAAGCTATTTGGCATCTGAAGGCTTCACAGAAATGAACTGGGTAAAAGAGGTTTCTGAGCCTGTAAGGCATAAACCCGGTATAGGTATAGTGGGCATATCTAGGGGCGAAAAAACTGTCCATCAGATTAGCAATAAAATAATTGATGTATTGCGACGTTATCAAACTAGCATATATCCTGCGTATTGCACATACCATAACAATGCAGACCTGTTTGAATTTTTGGAAATACATAAAACCACCAAGAGGGTCTACAAGAAAAAGCGTATACTAGGAGCTGATGGAACTATATATGATTCAGCTATGGATTACTTATTGGTCAATCAGATTAGCCCTAGAAACATCCATGTGCTTTACAATGCTTTACACCATAAGAAAAAATATAAAGGAAAAGAAATAAGTTATTATGAGCAATCTTGAATTAGAAAAAAAGATTTATAATTTAGCATACAGGAGAGGCGTCTGTCTTTCTATTTTAAAATCAATTAAGATGAGATTAGATGATGAAAGTCTGACTTCTGAATTAGATGATGTTATCTCAGAACTTGATAAGCCTGTAGAGGAAAGTAAGTATAAGCTACCTGTATAAAAGGCGGCTAACGGAGGAGTGTATGGTGCGCTTTAATGGTTTTTACCACGTGTTGTGTGCTGTATGGCGACTTATACAACGAATGATGATTAAATGTACTAACGTAAAAATATTTAAAAATGTGTGATGGCAAAAATGGTTTTGAAAAAAACAAATTAATAAATGAAATTAAGGACTATCTGAGTAAGTTAGATTTTGCAGATAAAATTAATAGTATAAATGAAATACGAGAGGCTATACATAATGAGTCTCCTTTTAAAAATGAACCTGTTGATTTTGTAAAATGGGTAGTAAATAAAAATGTTGTTGCAAATGATTACAACCCTAACAAAGTCGCACCACCTGAAATGGAACTTTTAGAAGTCTCAATAATGAATGACGGATATACTCAACCTATTGTTACGTGGGATAATCCAGAAAAAGAAAAAATCGAAGTGATTGATGGGTTTCATAGGAATAGAGTAGGCAAAGAGTCTAAGGTTGTAAATCAAAGAGTGATGGGATACTTGCCAATTGTAGATATTCGAAAAGAACAGTCTGGGAAAAATGACAGAATTGCCTCAACCATAAGGCACAACAGAGCAAGAGGAAAACATCAAGTTGATGCTATGAGTGAAATAGTTATTGAATTAAAAAACAGAAATTGGACCAACAAACGCATAGCAAAACAGCTAGGAATGGATGAAGAAGAAGTATTAAGACTTTGTCAAGTTTCAGGGTTAGAACATTTATTTTCTGATAACGACTTCAGTAATGCATGGGAAAGTTCTGATAGCATTTGTGACTATGAACAAATATCTGATGATGTTACGGAAGATGAGTTAAACCTATACAGAATACCAAATGAAGGCGATACTAACAGAATATTTCATACTTACGATAAATGGGAATGTCACAAGGCAGGTTTTTATAAAAGCAAGAAAGAAGGAATGACAAAAGAAGAATGCTATTTAGAATATAAACGAATATTGTCAGACGGAGAACTATTTTCAAGCATTCTTGATAGGGTTATAATGGAATGGAAATATTCATGTGAACACTATTTAACAAATAAAAGTATGAATAGAATAGCATGGCTTGGTAAAGCAGCTGTATGTTATGAAACTGGAATACCCTCATCATATTCAGGAGCATGGTTTGAATTAGATGAGAATACTCAAAATGAATGTAATAATATAGCTTTAGAATATTTAAACAAGTGGTTAAGGAATAATAATATTGAAGAAATAGATATAAATGAAGCTGCTATAATTGGCAGACAAGTAGAACTTTATTAATATGGCAACAAAGAAATATTTAGACATAAACGTACTCCAGGCAACTAAAGAAAGGATAAGTAAAGTGTTTGATTCATTTGAAAAATATTACATAAGTTTTTCTGGTGGTAAAGATAGCACTGTAATGACTCATTTGGTTATGAATGAAGCTATTAAAAGGGGGAAAAAGGTAGGATTATTAATTATAGACTTAGAGGCTCAATACAAGCACACAATAGACCACATAAGAGAAATAGTTGAAGAATATAAAGAACATATAGATTTACATTGGTTTTGTGGAGAATTGTTATTGAGAAATGCAGTTAGTGACTTTCAGCCTAAATGGATATGTTGGGATGAAAATAACAAAAATATTTGGGTAAGAGAAAAGCCAAACGAATCATCAAATTTAGAACAATATGATTTTTATATTCCAAAAATGGAATTTGAGGAATTTATGGTTTTGTTCGGTAAGTGGTATGCAAATAATAAATTAACAGCTGGATTTATAGGGATAAGGGCTGATGAAAGTTTACATAGATATAGAGCTATTGTTTCAGAGAAAAAAAACTTAACATTCAATAATTACAAATGGACTACAAAATTGTCGAATATGTTATACAATGTCTACCCGATATATGATTGGAGAACTGAGGATATATGGGTATTCCATTCTAAAAACAAAAATTTATCTCATAATAAGATATATGACATGATGACAATGGCTGGAGTTAAATTAAGTAATCAAAGATTATGTCAACCGTTCGGTGACGACCAAAAAAAAGGACTTTGGCTTTATCATATTTTAGAAAATGAAACATGGTACAAGCTTCTTAACAGGGTTAGTGGTGTTAACAGTGGGGCATTATACATAAAGGAAAAAGGAAATATTAACGGATATAATGATGTAACTAAGCCAGTAAATCATACTTGGGAATCATATACTAACTATTTACTAAAGTCATTGCCTATAAAAATGCAAAAGCATTATAAGGAAAGGTTTGTTAAATTTATAGTAGGCTGGAAAAAAAGAGGATATGATAAAATACCAGATATTGCACCTCATGATTTAGAGGTTAAATGCTGGGCTCCAAGTTGGAAAAGAATGGCAAGATGTATATTGAGAAATGACTATTATTGTAAAGGACTTGGACAAACACAGCCAAAATCAGAGGCATATGAAAAATATAAGCAAATCAAAGAAAAACGGAGAATAGAAAATGAAATTAAACCTAACGGCTAAGGCTTTGCAATAGGTTTTCAAATAAGTAAACCACATAAATGTAATGGATGAGAAAGTCGCAATGCTTGAGAGAGCCAAGCAAGAAGCCATGAAGTGTTTAACTACACTAATATACATAAACCAATAATTGCATACAACGTTGAGTATAAACGGTCGTTTTAATGCCGTTTATACATTGTTGTGCGTAGTACGGATTTAATAGACGAAATATGATTGATTTACGAAATACTGATTGCCTTGATTTGCTAAAAAGCATTGACGATGGTAGTGTAGATTTAATTCTGCAAGACCCGCCATATAATACAACGCAATGTGATTGGGAATATGATATTGATTTACCTGTTTTATGGCAAGAATGGGAACGAGTTTTAAAGCCCGATGGTGTAATACTTATTTTTAGTGATGAGCCGTTTACGAGCCGTTTAATTATGTCAAGGCTTGGGTTTTTTAAATATAGAATAACTTGGGATAAGATGCAAGGAAGTAATTTTCTTAATGCTCACAAAATGCCATTAAAACAAACAGAAGATATTGTGATGTTTAGTAGGGTGAAAAACGGTGAATATACTTATAACCCTATATTAAAACCCAAGCCGAAACAAAACATAAGACCAATGGGAAACCCAAAGGATAAAAAGAAAAGCACTTACGGTGAGCATAAAGGCGAGTTCGCAGATGGTTATGACAATACTAAAAGTTACCCAACAAACTTAGTTAAGTTTAGTGGAAAGGCTGATGAATGCAACCCACTAAACAGATGGCACCCAACACAAAAACCTGTAGGGCTTTTAAACGAGTTAATAATAACATTTAGTAATGAAAACGACTTAGTATTTGATGGATATTCAGGAAGTGGTAGTACAGCCATTTCTTGCCATAAAACGAAACGCAGATTTATTGGCGCAGAATTAAATGAAGAATATTATAAAAAAGCAATTAGAAGAATAAAAGACGAAACATCTCAATTAACGATGTTTTAGTATTACGCACAACGCCCATATAAGAACCGTTTTAATGGTTTCTTATATATCGTTATCTTTTCTTCTTACTCTTCTTCTCTTGTTTCTTTTGCGCCTTAATTATCTTTTGTGCCTTCGGAATCATACTAAAAAAAGTTGGGTAATTCATTTGCATTAAATCCATCCTGCTGTATGGCAAATGTGTAGTAAGGAATAGCATTAAATCTTCGTAATCCTTATCTATCCTCTTGATATTATCAATTATCTTTTCCTTGTACTTGCCATTCTCTTCTACTAGCTCAAGCGTAAACTCATATGGATACCTTGACCTGTTCTTTTGTTTTCCTTTCTTCTTGCCCGACCTTAAGTATGGCCCTATATCTTTGTAGAACGTTTCAATACTTCGCGGGCATATAAAAAAAAAGACTCCATATCCATATCAGTCTTCCAGTCGTTTATCTTCTTAGCTTGATGTGTAAGGTCGATAATAGTTGCATCCTCATTATCTGTGACGATAAACAAGGCACAAAACTCTAAAAGCAACTCATGACTGGTCGAGTGGTTTCTTTCTAGAAAATGCTGTGCCTGTGTGCATATATTGCTAAGCAGGTTGTAAGCCTCATATCTATCACCATCGGTTTTAGCATTCTTGTATCCATCACGGATTTTTATCAATGCTCCAACGTGGTCCTGAAAGGTACTAGCAATTAATATCTGAGGAACAAGCTGCTCAAAGCGCTTAGAGCGTTCGTATCCCATTTTCTTTTGATATAAATAGTATTTTGTGCCATTGCTTTCAAAAGAGCCTGTAGTGAAATCTATAGGCTTTGCATCGGTTGTGTTTTTAGCGGTCTTTATCATTTAAAACCTTTTGTAATTCTGTAAAAATTTAGCTATCGTTAAAGCCAAGCATATATAAAAGAACAGGTCAATTATACACATAGCTAAATGGTTGAATCTAGAAAGGCATATAATAGTGAACCAATAGAAAGAATTGCATGGCGCACACCCTACAAATGCTTTATATGCAAGTCTAGGCAATTTCTCTGCCGCCCATTTATCGATTACTCCACCAATACCATCTGCATCGGTGATTACATGGACCCAAGCGAAAGCAATAACTGCTGCTTGTAATGAAATAAGTAATAGGTCAATTTTCATATTTTACGCAATCTATGTTAGTTATCTTAATTTCATCTAAGCAATTAAGATAAACGGTATATCTGACCGGGATGGTTATTGATAACACTTCGTAAGGGTAGAAATGCAGGTACTGGCTATTACCATAGGAGTATTTTGCAAATAATGCAAGTGTAGCGGCATCATTATCAATTGTAACATTACTTGTTTTTATATTGTGCGCCGATGCTGTGGAACCCCAATTCTTCTGATTAAAGATAGATACAAGCTGCTGCATACACCTACCTTTTATTGTTGTTTGCTCAACACCTATCTTCTTTAAATTAAGCCATGCAATTAGCTTAATATCAGTTTGGTATCGGCAGTAATTAGTTTTGCCTACACCGTCAACAAGTGTTTCACTCTGCGGCTGCTCGAAATACATTATACTCTTTATACTCTTATCTGGAATAAGAAATTTATAACGCTTTTCCGCTAATAGCTTTGTCTGGTCACTATCGCTAGGTGTTGATATATAATGCGCTACCGCAACGGTCCTATCAGCAACATTAGGCTGAACTATCCTAACAGGCTTTGCAAGGCCGCCATATCGTTCAACCCATGCCAACTCGGTTACTTCAGGCTCAAACTTTTCTATTATTTCGTTAATCATATTAGATTATATTTTCTAAGAAATTCTTCATAATTCTCAAGGTAGATTTCTAGTACAATTTCTAATTCTTGTTTTGACAATTCAACTATCCTATCATCACGACCTTTTCTTTTTTGTAATGCCTCTAAAAAACCTAGCCTCTCAGCATATACGGCACTCTTAGGTTTCATGGTCACTTCTATTTTCTTACCGTCATCCTTTGTAATTATAGGTGACAAATCTGACATAGTTCTACCTGTAGCCGTCCAATTTATATTCCTATTGGAACTTAATTTTTGCTTCTTATTCTTAAAATACTGTGAATTGTATGTTCCGAAGCTTGCACCATCTACCGTCTTCCTGTCGGTTTGCACACGTTTTCGAATTAGCGCAATACCATCCAGTGTTGACTCTAATGCAGCCTTTCGGTTAAACTCTGGAAGCTCATCGAGCATTAATTTCAAATTCTGTGAAAACTCCTTTGGACTCATTGTGACTATTAACCTATAAAGATAAACAAAAAATTGTTAACTTTATAGGTTGTAAAATCAAACTAAATGAAGTATCATCCATCAGATTGGTCGGTGAGTTCCATCCCTAGAATTTATAGGTGGTCTTTTTATATATATCATTTAGGCGGATACCTTGAAGCCTTGCGAAGAAACAATGATAAACGTAGTGAGAATGATATTATTATAGAATGGATGGATATTTGGAATATAACAGACGTAGACATCCCGATAGATACGCTAAGAGGGCAAAAATGGAAGTATCACAAAGATTCGAAAGAGTTCCTCCAATACCTTGACACGTTTTTGTGTGATAATATAGAAAAATTGAAGTCATTAAAGTATTTACAAAAAGAAAACCAAAAGCTAAAATGTATCATCGAGGAACTGACTGCGAAACAATGAGATTCTCAGAATTAGGAAAGGATAAACCATACCTAGGCAAGGAAGATAATTTTCAAATTGAAGTCGCTAAACTACTAGACTGGAAAAAGCTGCTTTGGATGCACGTCGCTAATGAAAGGCGGACTTCACCTATGCGAGGTGCAAAGCTCAAAAAAATGGGAGTGAAGGCAGGTGTACCAGACATATTTATCCTAGAAACTAGGCCGAGAATCGCAATAGAATTGAAAGTGAAAAATGGAAGACTAGGTAGTAATCAAAAAAGGTTTTTAGAGGAGTTATCTCTTGCCGGTTGGGATTGCTATGTATGTTACAACATGGATGCTGTATTATCAATTTTGAAAAAATACAAGATATGAGGTTAATAATTAAACAATATTTAAAAATATGCAAATATGCCTAGAGGAAATTTAAAGAATTTTGGTAAAGGTTTGAGAACCAATACTTTTAAGGAAAGGCCACAGGATGCAGGTAGACCGCACGGTAGTAAGTCGCTTGTCACAATGCTGAAAAAGCAGCTATTCAATGGTGAGCAAACTATTGATATTAAAGATGCAGAGGTATTAGATGAAGATGGAGAGCCTACCGGGCAGAAAGTTGATGTAAGGGTTTCAATGGTATCTTCAGAGGCGTTAATACTTCACTATGTCAAGAGGGCTTTGAAATCTGATATTATCCTTAAAGATGCTATTAATAGGATTGACGGTATGCCGAAGCAGTCGATAAGCCACGAAGGTGCTGAGACGAATATAGTTATAGGCCATGATGTTATTCGTGCCGATGAAATAGACTTGAAGAAGAAAAAGAAAAAGTGACTAAAATCGTCACATTAGGCGTTACGAGTGATAACTTAAATTCACCTGTGATTCAAGATTATCTAAAGAAGGATAATGTCATAGGTGTGCCTGATATATTCCTATCTGAATGGAATAATCAGAGTCCATTCCAAATCTGGTACGGTTCAAGATATAGTGCGAAGTCATACACAAAGGCGATTCAATACCTTTTACTTTGTTCCGGTGAGCAGTATTTCAGAGGCATATTTATGAGGTATGCGAAAGTAGCTGTTAGGAATAGCCAATACCAACTATTTAAAGACGTATGCGAGATGAAACCTATCTTAAAGGATTCATTTCGATTCTACGATTCACGCCTTGAGATTGTACACCTTGAAACAGGCAATAAGATGTTCGGCGGCTCTTTTGAAGACCCCGGAAAGGTGATGTCAATTGCTGATGTAACAAGGTTATGGCTAGAAGAGCCAATCACGCATCACCATGAAATCAATGTAAAGGATATCGTGCATATGCAAGGTTCATTGCGTTCAAGGCATGATATAGAGCCTATTATTGACCTGACATTTAATCCTATATCTGTTGATACTGATATATATAAGCAGTTCTTCGATGAAAAGAATGCTGATAAATACAGGGCGTTAAGGCTTAAAGCTAATTATGATGACAATCCATTTTGTCCTAAGAACAGGATTGAATACCTTGATGACTTAAAACGAATCGACCCAGAGCAGTATGAGGTGGATGGTCGTGGAAACTGGGGTTCTGTGAAGACAGGCTTGGAATATTACAATAGATTTAAAAGGGCTGACCATGTAAAGAAGTTACCGGTATTACAAAAAGCTATTCATGTGACAATGGACTTTAATGCAAATCCTTATATGGCTGTTGGTGTTTGGCAAATAGATGATACAGGAAAGCGTATAAGTCTCAATAAGATAAAGGAGTATGCAATGAAGTCTCCATCCAACACTGTTGAGGATTGCATTGATGTCGTTGTATCGGATTTTGAAGAGTACTTTAAATATGGATTATTCTTCTACGGTGACGTCCACGCTAAACGAACTACAATGTTAAGAGATAAGCGTTCGTTTCTAATGGCTATTATAGAGTCGTTTAAAGGCTATTTATACCGGGGTGATATAAGAATACCTAATTCCAATCCGTTGCACTCAGAGAGGCGCAGATTGATTAACAGGGCTTTATCAGGTGCATACAAGTATGACATTAACATTGACGAGAAGTGTGAGTTGTCTATTGCTGATTTTCAGAAGGTTCAGATTAATGCTAATGGTGCTAAGTTAAAAGCAAAAGATAAGAACGGTTTTGAAAGGTACGGCCACTTCTCTGATGGTGATGATTATATCTTGCACTACCTGCATCATCATTATTTACCGCAATAGATGTTCTTATTAAACTAGTTTAATTAGATTTTGCTATAAAGCTCTTATATTTGAATTATAATTAAACAAATAAAAATTATGAAAATTCAAGATTTAAAAGTAGGGCAAATTTTAAAAGAAGGTAGATTTGAAGTGGAAGTTGTTTCAGTAAAGGATGTTAGATTTGAGGTTCAGTATATTTCTGGTGCTTGTTGGACTTATAACCAATCTGATTTGGATAACAATACATTAACTTCATACATAGGATAATGAGTAAAGACTTAATAAATTAAAAACAGACAAAAATGAAAATTCAAGCAAAATATTTCTTATTAAACTAGTTTAATTAGATTTAAGCGCAAAGCTCTTATATTTACATTGTAATTAGTAACAAAACAAGACTTAAATAAATAACATAGAACCTTCGTGAGATTGAGGGGCGGTAATCGAAAGGTTGCTGCCCTTTTTGTTTTTAAGGCCATTTTAAGGGATTCTAATGGGTTTTAATTGTAAAGTAGTGTATTGCTATGGTTTTAAGTGTAGAACTCGTTATAGAGCAAATTTTAAAAAGGTTGATTTTGTGTTA